ACTGGTGGATGCCACCGAACCTGCAGATTAATGACGGCGATGAAGTTCACTGGTGTGAAGGCATACTGGATGCAATTGCCTTAAACCTTGCTGGGTATAAAGCTGTCGCGATTATGACATCCGGCATGTTTCCGACCGAATCCATCAAGCCATACCTCGGTAAAAAAATCACCTGGGTCATTGCGCTCGATAACGACAAAACCGGTCGCAAATTCCTACATAAACACATCGAAAAATTACAAGAAATGGGTGAATTATATTCAGCCATTCTTACTAGTAGCAGTGAAGCGAAAAAAGACTGGAACGACCTATATAAGATCGGCAAGCTCGACGTAAAAAGCATGGACGAATATCGCCATCTGGGCAAACTGGAACTGGCACCTAGCTACAGCGAAAAAGCCCGTCTGATTTATGAACGCCGCTCAAATCAAACCTATTACATCCTTACATTCCGTAACCGCACCTATGCCGTGCAAATGGATCGGACTGAATATCAAAAAGGCCAGGCGATGTATTGGGCGAGTGTATTAGGCGTAGATTCTTCACATCTGCGTGATGAAGATATCAAAGCCGCCATTGCTGAAGCCGAACAAGAGCAAATCGACAAAGGCAATGAATATGCTTTTAACCAGGGCTCAAAGATTCGTGAAATCGCCAGCTTCCGTATGGACTTTCTCTATTTTCAACAGCCAGATAACGGCGAAGATGGTCAGTATTTTTTCCGGTTCCGATTTGCCAATAATTCACCTGAACAGCAACTGCCATTCACTGGTAAAACATTCGGTTCCGCCGGTGATTTTAAAAAAGCCGCTATGCATAAAGCCCCAGGGGCACATTTCACCGGCGACACAAGGGATCTGGATGCGCTCTATCGTCAATGGACATCATTCGCACCGAAGATAGTCCGGACACTGGATTTTATCGGCTACGACCGCGACACCAAAACCTATGTGTTCAATAAATACGCGGTTGAAAATGGCCGGATCATTGAATTAAATGCCGAGTCATTTTTCCAACTGCGTAAATCCGGCATTAAAACCGATGTAGATATTCGCCAGTCGCTGGATATGCGTTTTCAAAATGCCTGGGTAAATGACTTCATCACCGCCTTTGGTGTGAAAGGTGTGGCTGCGTTGTCCTGGTGGTTTGGCACCTTGTTCGTCGAACAGATTCGTACGGTTTCAAAGTCATATCCATTCTTTGAGCTAGTTGGTGAAGCAGGAAGCGGTAAGACTGATTTAGTCGACTTCCTTTGGAAACTACTCGGCAAAGATGGTGAGTCATTTAACCCCAATGCATCAACACTCGCTGGTCGCACGCGAAAAATGTCCGAAGTCAGCAACATGCCAGTGGTATTTAACGAAACTGATAATGAAGACCCCGCACAAGAGAAACACCTCAAACGTTTTGCTTGGACTGAAATTAAGGATACTTTCGATGGCGAATTTGGTCGTGTAACGGGCATTAAATCGCAAGATAACAGCACTAAGAAGCCACGATTTAAAGCGGGACTGATGATAGTGCAGAACGTACCAGTTCAATCAGACGAGGCTATTCTCACCCGAATAGTCCATATGAACTTTGATCGCAGCCACCACAGTTACGACGGCAAGCTGGCTTCAGACCGATTAAACATGCTGCCATTAAACGAAACCAGCGGCTTTTTACTCAATGCCGTCAAACAGTCAGAACGTGTGATGCAGTATTTTCAAAAACGCCTGTCACATTGGCGGCACCACCTCCAAAAAAACAAAGAAATCAAACTGCAACGCATCATCGAAAACCACGCAAAAATAATGACGATGGCTGAATGTTTGTTGGCTGTAGTGCCAGAAATTGGCAAAGATGTAATCGGCCAGGTTCATATTCTGCTTGAAGACCTAGCCGTTAAACGCCAGAAATCACTCAATGAAGACCATTCAGTGGTTCAGCAATTTTGGTCCCAGTTCGACTACCTCGACACTATCGGATTTGAAGATGGCGTTACAGCAGAGCACCGCCTGAACCATTCCAAAACACCCGACGCGACTATCGCCGTCAACATCGAGCACTTCCAAAGCAAATGCCGTTATCACGGCCTCCCGGTCATCGATAGCACTGAACTCAGGCGCTATCTGCCAGGCAGTCGAAAACGCAAATACGAAGGCAACCAATCCATGCATTCAAATATTGAGAAACGCACCATGCGGTGCTGGATTTTTAAACGCTAGAAACCATGGAGGATAAAAAATTGGCAGAAACAACAAACTTTTATGCAGGTGATCGCAAAAAGTTCGCGATTGAACTTGCAAAAAATATTCAGACGATGGGGCAGCTTTTACATCAAAGCGACGAATATTTTCAACTAGCTGCAAAAATCAAAAAAGCCCAGTTCGACGCATACATAAAGGCGGGATTTACAAAAGAACAAGCACTTGAATTGTGCAAAAAATAACAAGGAGTAATGGAATATTGATATTAACAAGAAGAGTCGGAGAAGCCCTGGTCATCGGTGACGATGTGGTGGTGAATGTACTCGGCGTAAAAGGCAACCAGGTGCGTATTGGTGTGGAGGCACCAAAAGACATCAGCGTGCATCGAGAAGAAATTTACGACCTCATCAATGCTGATAAAAAACCTTCGGACCAGGAGTAAAGATCATGTGTGAATGTAGACAGAGAATTGAAAAACTTCTTTTAGAAAGGGCACTGGAGCAGTTCCCCGAATCAGAAGATCACAAAGCCTCGCTGGAAGGCTACGCATTTGTTTTTGGTAATGGGATTCAGGGGCCCATTACCACTAAACCATATATGCCGGCATTGATTACGCATGTGGTCGAATCAAAACAAGGTAATAAGCGAACAAAGAAAGAAAAACTAAATTTCACATTTACTTATTGCCCGTTTTGCGGTGAAAAAATCGAAACAGAAAACAAGGAAGTTGAATCATGAGCGAATTAAAACCCTGCCCGTACTGCGGATCATCACGTATCCGAAAAGAAGTGCACGTACATACGGGCGATATTGGTGAATTTGATGTTGATGTTATCGAGTGTTTGGACTGCGACGCTGTTGCGCCTGAGCGAATTTGGAATTGTCGGGTGGATAAAAATGAACTTTCCAGATAAAAAATACCAGGCGATTTATGCGGATCCGCCTTGGACGTATCGAGACAAAGCGAATAGTGGTCAGCGTGGTGCTGGCCACAAATATCCGTGTATGACTTTATCGGATTTGATGCAGCTGCCGATCAATCAAATCGCGGATAAAGACTGCGTTTTGTTTATGTGGCATGTGCCACCGATGCCGGTGGAAGCATTAAAGCTGGTCGAAGCGTGGGGTTTTAAATTCACAACGATGAAAGGCTTCACCTGGATAAAGCTGAACAAACACTTTGCTCAGGCAGTTAAAAAGCATTTCTCTGTTGGCCATGATGAACTGATACAAATGACCGATCACGACATCACCAGGTTAATGCTCAGCCTGACAAAAATGGGAATGGGTAACTTTACCCGCACCAACTCAGAAGACTGCTTAATCGCCGTTCGTGGCAATGGCCTGAAGCGAATCAACGCCGGCATTAAAAACACCGTATTCACGCCTTACACTATCCATTCACAAAAACCGGATGAAGTCAGGCAATCAATTGTGGAATTAATCGGTGATGTGGCCCGTATCGAGCTATTCGCTCGGCAGCGGGTAGATGGTTGGGATGCATGGGGGAATGAACTAACAAATGTTTGAACAAGTCATTATTGCCATCACAGGAGTTGTTGCGATATTTTTAACACAATCTAGGGATAGAAATTGGCAGAAATACGCATGTATTATAGGATTAATCGGCCAGCCATTCTGGATAATGGCTACATTCCATAGTGAACAATGGGGAATGTTCGTACTGACAATTTTTTACACGCTGGCATGGTGTCGCGGAATATTTACTTTTTGGATATTTAAGCTCAAAGAAAATTTGGAGTAACTCTAAATTGTGAGGTACAAAATGGACAAAGACTTTGATTTATTAGTAAGTGATATTAATAATTACATAATTAATAATCCCGGCGAAACGCTTCATATCTTGATCTCTTCAAATCTATATCAAGAAATGTTCGGGACTAATAGAGTGGCTTTTAATCTCGAATATGAACCACCAAAATTTTTAGGACACAGTTTTTCAATAAGGGATGATATCAATACTTGCGAACAGGAGTATTTGATTACTAGTGAAAGAGAAGTGGTAGGTGCTTTGTAGCACTTACCCAAACTCGCTACCAACGTTTATGAAAGGCTTTCCAATCCTTGATAAATACGCAAATGGGTATAAGGAAAGACATTATGAGAAAGAATACATAAACGTATTTGAAAATAGGCTGAAATACTTTGTAGAAAGCACTTCCATTCGGTCCGCCTATCTCTAGAAACCGCTCCAATGCTCCAGTTGCTACATATCCAAAAAAAACAGTGGCTAATAAAAATACTACTAACATCCACATAGAGCGCGAACGCCAGTTTAGAACAAATAAAACTCTTTCTATAAAATCTTTCATCACTCACTTCCTTATGCAGTAAATAAATCAGATTGAATTAAAGCGTTTCTTTCACCTGGTGACAAGTTTCTTAATATTTGAGCAGCTAATTCTCGCGTATTGGTGACCGGTGGATTCAGATCATGACTGTACCCCAACTTAAACACAAACGACGCGCCACAATGACGTGTGTTGGTGCATTGGCAATAC